CAAACCATGGCGTGCACCAGTACAGCCTGATCAAGTAGCAAAACGTTGGTCGTATAACGGCCCTTGGTCAAGCAACATGGAACGTTTAACATCTCAAGCACTTATGGTGATGGGTATTCCAGGAAAAGACATTCAAACAATGGTACGTCCACCTCTTCCACAGATTAGATTGTTTCCTGATCGGTATGGTTACGGCCCAAGTGTTCAGCCAGGAATTGAGGATGTCGTAAGCGTAGATCGCAATTATCATGAGCCTAGAGTTTCTTGGTACTCAGGATCTCCTGCTGGCTACACTGGTAGCAGCCGTAACGATTTGGGGACTAACTAATGTTTGATGGCGACGGCGCTGAGACAATGGAATTGCAAGCCAAAAAGGTCATGCAAAATGCCATGCATTATCGTGGATCTGCTCCATGTCCAACCTGTGGAGTCATTATGAACCCAGTAGAATTTATGTATAACCAAGGTAAATGCCTCAACTGCCTAAGTCAGGCAAAGGCAAGCCGAATTAAAGGAAAAATGGCATGATTGCAAATTGGTTCAACGATCGCAGACGAACCCGTGTTCAGAGTGCTAAAGAACGAGCAATCGTCCATAATGTAGCCAATACCAAAGACAGTGTCTTGTGGCAAAACACTTCTCGTAAAGAGCGTTATGCCCGAACAGCACAAGCCTTAGACGCAACCTTAAAGGGAAAGAAGTAATCATGGCAGTTAACTCTTCACGTTCAATGAACCGTTCACTTGACGAGGGTGCAACTGACGGCAAGTACCGAAAGGCTCGCCCTAACACAGAGGTTATCCCAGGACAAGGTCACGAAGAGACCATGCGTAACCGCGAGTCACTTCACCCATTCTCAGGTTATGGGTTTATTACCTCTGAAATGCCTAATAAGGTAAACCCAGGTAAGTAATCATGCCAACAATGGTTCCTGATCGTGGAGACAACCCAAAGCGTAAAATAAACTTTTATCACGAAAACGGTGATTACAGCCATACTGCTGATGTTCGTTGGTTAAGTCCTAAAGGTTATCGTTCAGGTCAACCTCACGGCTCAGAGTTAAAAAAGCATATGCCTCACATGGGTGGATGGGCAATGCCTGAGTACGACAACAATCCTAAAGCGCCAAAAAACAACTAGTTTAACCCCACAACCCGTTTAGGGTTTTATAGGTTGGTTCCCTAACAAGGGAGCACCATGTCAAACGTACCACTACTTGGAGAACGCAAATCTGAAAATGAGCCAATGTTTCGGCTCCTTTATTGCCTTGTCTGCGGAACTTTAGAAGAGTTACCGCCTTATGACGGCCCAGTTGAATTAGATCATCTTCTTGCAGTTGCGTGTGAAGTACATGTGTTTCCCTCAGGCGAACCGCACAAGGGCAAGTTATTTGTTCTTCCTCTTAGGGTTTGGGCATCTACAGAGTCCAAGAGAGAGATCATTCGCCAGATTAAGGGTGGAGGATCTGCTGGTCTTGCAGAGTTCGATGACTCATTTTATGACTCCCGTTCTACCTTCATGGAAGGTGCAATGGAGTGCTATAGCAAACATAATAAGCCAAAAGAAGGTTGCTTGGATTGGCACGCAAAAGATCGTTTGCTAATTCCTAAAACACAAAAAGAAAGAAAAGCAGAAGGTATGGGCAGTTACCTCGATGCACCAGGACCAAAAACTTACCTATGCGATTTTTGCCCTGTAGCAGTTGGTGTAGCCCAACGTAAACGCAAGTTGATGGGAAAGTAAATGGCTCAAGCAATCTACACAGTAACTATTAATGACGATAGTTCAATTACCACTGTTTCTCAGGCTGCTGGCGAAAGAGTTTCTCGACAAGCCACTACCTTTGATATTTACCAGTCCAGCAAAGAATTGGTTTCAGAGATTGATAACCAACTTTTGGCTGAACGCGTTGCCAAATTGGTAATAAATGGTATGCGCCCCACTGATCCTAGTGCAGAAATACGTGCAAAAATCATAGATGCATTAAGCGATAGAGGCATAGAACCGTCTCAAAACTAATAGACTTAGGGCATGAATCGCTCTGATGGTCTCGATAGGTTTGTTCAACCTATCAATTTAGAAAGCAGAGCCACATCCTATTTTTCTACCCCTGAACACGATCTAGATCCTCGTCTATTTTCAGGCAACCAACTTAAAGGTTGGGTTCGTTCTGGCTTGATGCAGTTGCTGTTTGACTTCTTGCATGAAAAGTATCGTCATGCCGATCTATGGGCACATGTATGGATTGCTGGTTCTGGCGTTTCATACCAATGGTCTGCTGCTCGTGAGCCTGGAGATCTAGATGTTCTTATCGGAGTAAACTATATTCAATTCCGTAAAGCCAACCCTGAGTATCTTGGACTTGGCGATACAGAAATCAGCCAAATGCTCAACGAAGATTTTCGCACCTACCTACAACCAGAGACAGAAAACTGGAATGGGTTTGAAGTAACTTTCTACGTTAATCCTGGCGCAACAGACATTACGTCAATCAACCCATACGCTGCATACGATCTTACGCACAACGAGTGGACTGTACACCCACAACAACAGAGTGCACCTTATCGTCCTGTATGGGAAGCGTTAGCGCAACGTGATCGTGATGTAGCCTCAGATATTGTCGGACGTTACTCCAAAGCCCTTGCAGATTTACAAGGTGCTCAAAACGATGCAGCACGCAGAAATGCCGAAACACGTTTGCAAGCATCGTTATCTCAAGGTTCAGCGTTATTTGATGATATTCACCATGCTCGTAGATACGCCTTTAACCAAAACGGCGAAGGTTATTCAGATTTCTACAATTATCGTTGGCAAGCAGGAAAGAAATACGGAACCATTCCAGCACTTCGCCAGATGCACGACTACTTGCAAGCGTACAAAGAAGGAACTGCCGAAGAGAACTACGGCGTACAGTTACCAGATACTCAGACCCTTATTAGAAGAGCAGCAACTTACAGGAGTACACGATAATGGCCTCATCATTAAGTGGTAGTCAGTTTGGTCCCTCTACTTCTGGTTCAGCAGGTTCATCTATGGGCTCTTCTGGAGGGTTCACACTCCCAACAGCACCTTCAATGGCAAGTCAAACTGCGACTACATCAACTCCTGCAACCACTTCGGGTGGAACCACATTTTCCCCTTATAAAGCAAACGCATTAGGTAATGCCATTTCATCAACAACTGGTGCCACGGATTTTAGGCAAGCAGGACAAGACTTTTCTAGAGGTGGATTTAGCGGTATTGCTGGTGGTATTGGCCACTCAATTATGGGAGGAATTAACGCAGCCTCTACAGCGGCGATGGTTGTTCCTGGAATTGGTGAAGGAATTAAAGGATTAGATATTGGTCTAAATGCTGCTGTTAAGGGCGGAGACATGCTTAAGAGTGCAGATTCTGTAGGCAGTGTTGCTCGCATTAGTTCTGATGCTGGTCATCTATCTGGTGCAGGTCACGTAGAGCAACTAGATATGTTTGGCGGTGCTGCTCAAAGAATGTCTAAACCTGCAAGTAATATCCTTCCAGATTCGCACACAGTTACAAACCCAGCACAATTTAAACCGTCTAGTACACCTCAGTTGTACCATGGAAACAATGTAGCCATGAAACCAGGAGAAGTAATTAGGCCTGGTGGCGCCACTTCTCAAGGAACAGCATTTTCTACTTCAGAGCCTAAAACTGCAGAAATGTATGCTCAAGACTCTATGAGCGGAACGAGATCTCTTCCAGGACATCCCCAACAACAATCTTTGTGGGGAGTAGTTCACAAAGTTTCTCCACTGGATAGTTCTGCAGTTACAAACGAAGGTTCTTCTGTTTTTACTTCTCCTAAGGGTTTTAAAGTAGAAGGACCTAGCCATTTAATTGATAGTGCAGGTAATCGTACATATCTTGATGGCACTAAACCAGAAGTACCAAAACCACAAATACAAAAGCCTCGTGTTGAATATCCACATCCTGCAGGAAGTAACGCTCATTTGTACGGAAGAAAATCAGGTATTTAGAAAAGGATAAACGGTGAACATACTACTATCACTAGACGGGGTACTAAGTTCGGACACAGGAGAACCAATCAGAGCAGGAGTAGCAATCTACTATGCTCTTAATAATGGTAATCGTGTCTCTCTCCTTACCTCACGTACTAAAGCCGATGCAGAGCAATGGCTATTTAGCCATGGAATTATTGGCTATGACGATCTTATTTGTGAGGATGTACATTTAGAGGGAGATGATCTTAAGCGCCGTCAATTTAAGTTACTGCGTAGCCAAGCCCCTGTAGAGTTTTATGTAGACTCAGACCCGTCTATGTGTGCATGGGTATTTGAGCAGCAACGAGTTGCCACTCTTCTATTCTCACATCCGTCATATGCCAAGATAGAAAACCGCCCAGATGCTCCTAAGCCATACCGAACATGGGCAGAGATTGAAGAGGCAGTCAACCGAGCCAACATCGCTCGTTCTGTAGACCGTCTACGCCCATCTAGTGAGATTGGCGAGTACTCTGACTAAGATCGTATTTTCAGGAGCCGAGGTAGGCTCTAACCGCACGCTCTTAGAAGGTATGAAAGTTGAGTCGATGGGACTCAACTTCTGGGGTCTTCGCAAGCGTGGGTTGCCCAAGACTAAGATCTGGCTGATCAGTGAACACTTTACCCCAGAGACTCAGGTCATCATCGAGTCAGGGGCAGCACAAGCGGACAAGGCTGGGCTATCACGGCAGGAACTGCTCTCTTTAGCCGCTGAGTACCAAGAGTTCCTCGTCAACAACGCAGATCGCGCCCTAGCATTCCATGAGTTTGATTCCCAAGTATTAGGCAGAGATTGGATAGAAGCGCAGCGCCCCTTCTTTGAGAACGACCCAAAGTTATGGGTAGTCTGGCATGAGTCATACGGGATAAGTAACTTACGAGAACTGGCGGGCCGTTATCCCAACATACTTATTCCTAACTCTGAGATAGAAGCGGTAACCAACCTGTCAGGTGTCACACGCGGTCTTGCACGGCAGACAGGAACCACTTTCCACGCCCTTGGCTGTGCCAAGCCAGACAACCTTCGACAGATACCATTTGGCTCTGCCAGCACATTGTCGTGGCTCTCACCTATGCGTAGAGGCGAGACGATCGTCTGGGACGGCAAGCAGATCAAGCGCTATCCCAAGCGCATGAAAGACCAAGCCCGCATCCGTTACAAGACTGTCGTAGAGCGTGCTGGGCTAGACTATTCTGAGTTTGTTAAAGATAGTACCCTCGAATCGACTAGAGTTGCAGTCTGGTCATACCTACAGATGGAGTCCGCTATGGAGAAGAAACCGCCTACCTTCCACGTCATTGATGGGGGAAAAAAGGACATAGTATCTGATAACAGTGATGATCTGTATACGGGGCTAATGATGGAAATGGGGGGTACACCATCTGACATTAGTGCTCCCGAAGTGAGAAAACAAGAACGCTCCGAAGTGGTAGAACGCGCCCCAGAAGAGATGCAAAATCTTCCAGTGTTTGGCTTCAAGACCAAAACAATCGTAGAGACAGGAGATGACGGCAAGGATGTTCTGCGAGATGTCCCCGTCGTTCATACCCAACAGGCAAGCCTTCGTCAGTGTGACACCTGCTTCGTTGCAAGCAATTGTCCAGCCTTTAAGCCCCAGAATCAGTGCGCCTTCAACCTGCCAGTTGAGGTAAAAACAAAAGATCAACTCAAGGCGTTACTCACTGCAATTATCGAAATGCAGGGGCAAAGAGTGGCTTTTATGCGTTTTGCTGAAGAAATGAATGGTGGATACGCAGATCCAAATCTCTCGCAAGAGATCGATCGACTACTCAAGTTGGTTGGCAATGTCAACGAGATGGATCAGAATAAAGAGTTCATTCAGATCACTGCAAGCCGTCAATCTTCTGGTGGAGTGCTGTCCGCAATCTTCGGAGATAGGGCTCAAGCACTTCGTGAACTACCTGAAACTCTCAAGGAAGAGTCAGTCACGAAGATTATTCAGTCATCTATCGAAGATTAGTAGTATCTGATAACAGCATACTAACAGGTATGAAACTGGGTAGTCGTTTACCCTTTTGTCCCAGCACTTGTCAAACTTGCTTCTTAACAGGTGCATGGTATGTTTCGTTGCCTCACAATTAGAGCCCCAAAAGTTCAGGGTATTTATACAAGTAAAGAAATAGGGTATATCAATGTCGTTATTTTCATTCAAGTTGGCTGACGACTTCATCGCTCCGTACAGGACGAAGAAGGCGCCATTTGGCTACCAAGATGCTGCAGGAAATTCAGTCGGTGAGATCACCTATCTCCGCACCTATTCACGCCTCAAGGCAGATGGTACGAAGGAGACATGGGTAGATGTATGCGAGCGAGTCATCAATGGCATGTACTCCCTTCAGAAAGATCACGCCAAGTTAAACCGCCTGCCATGGTCTGATGCCAAGGCTGCAGCCTCGGCTAAGGAAGCGTTCGATCGCCTATTTGAATTGAAGTGGACACCTCCAGGACGTGGTCTCTGGGTTATGGGTACACCTATTGTTAACGAACAACGTAACTCTGCAGCGTTGCAGAACTGCGCCTTTGTCTCGACAGGTTCGATGACAAAGACAGATCCAGCAAAACCATTTGCCTTTCTTATGGAAGCCTCAATGCTCGGTGTGGGCGTTGGCTTCGATGATAAGGGCGCAGATAAGGAGTTCACAATCTATGAGCCACAAGGCGAATACGACTACATCATTCCCGACACACGCGAGGGCTGGGTCGAGTCATCAGCCGCCCTCATCAATTCCTTCCTTAAGCCAGATCAGAAGAGGCCTGTCTTTGACTACAGCCAAATCCGACCAGCAGGAGAGCCGATCAAGACATTTGGCGGAACTGCGGCTGGCCCCGACTCCCTCATCGAGTTCCACAAAGAAGTAACTTCTATGTTTGCGGGCCGTGCTGGTGAGTTACTTACTCGCACGGATATTGCAGATATCGGTAACCGCATCGGTGTATGCGTAGTCTCTGGAAACGTTCGCCGTTCTGCAGAACTTCTTATGGGTCGTATTGATGATGAGAAGTTCTTGAACCTTAAGAACTATGAGATGTATCCAGAGCGTGCTGCCTATGGCTGGATGTCCAACAACTCTGTAGAAGTATCAGTAGGTCAGGATCTTTCCCCTATCATCGAGGGAATCTCCCGTAACGGAGAGCCTGGAGTTATCTGGATGGATGTCTCTCGTAAGTATGGACGACTTGCAGATCCAGAGAACAACAAAGACTGGCGCATCTCAGGCTATAACCCATGCGCCGAACAATCTCTTGAGTCTTATGAGTGCTGTACTTTGGTTGAGACATACCTCAATCGTCATACCGATCTTGAGGACTTCAAGCGCACTCTTAAGTTTGCTTACCTCTATGCAAAGACTGTCACTCTTCTCCCTACCCACTGGGAAGAGACCAACGCAATCATGCAACGCAATCGCCGTATCGGTACATCGATCTCTGGCGTTGCTAACTTTGCAGATAACAAGGGCTTGCCAGTTCTTCGTTCATGGATGGACGAGGGCTACAAAGTTATTCAGGGCTATGACAAGTCTTACTCTGAATGGCTTGGTATTCGTGAGTCAATTAAGACTACAACTGTAAAGCCATCAGGCACAGTCTCTATCCTCGCAGGTGAATCTCCAGGAGTTCACTGGACTGTTGGCGGTCAGTACTTCAATCGTGCAATCCGCTTCCGTAATAACGACCCAATGCTTGCTCTCTTTACTATGGCTAACTATCGTATTGAGCCAGCCAATGAAGATCCAAAGGGAACTTCTGTTGTGTTCTTCCCAATCAAGAGCGAAGCCAAGCGTTCTGAGAAGGACGTATCTATTTACGAGAAGATGGCTCTTGCTGCTACGGCTCAACGATACTGGTCAGATAACTCTGTATCTGTCACTGTATCTTTTGACCCAGAGACAGAGGCATCTGCTATTGGTACGGCTTTGCACATGTATGACGGACAACTAAAGACTGTCTCATTCTTGCCTATGATGAATGATGTCTACCCACAAATGCCGTACACACAGATCACAGAGGAAGAGTACGAGGAGGCTTGTAAGGCTCTCTTCCCAATCGACTTCGCTGGTGTCTATGCTGGTATGGCTATTGATGCTATTGGTGAGGCTTACTGCACTACTGATGCATGTGAGATTAAACTTGTGAAGGATAATCAATGATCACTGTTTACAGTAATCCAAATTGCTCTCAGTGTGAAAGTACTAAGCGCTTTCTTACTATGAAAAGCATAGAGTTTGAGGCAAAGATGATTGCAGACTCTCCTGAAATCATGCCGTTGATTGAAGAGAAAGGCTACAGGTCTGCACCTGTAGTGGTCACTGAGACCGACTCGTGGTCAGGCTTTAGGCTAGATAAACTTAACGAGTTACTTAAGTAACAAGAAGCCCTACCTTTTGGTAGGGCTTTCTTGCTTTACTTTGAGATCAACATCGTACCTGCTAGTTAAATGCCACTTATGACACTCACTGCACTGGTATGACCTACAAGGTCGTGGTCGTGTTGACTGCGTGCTAATGCTTACCTTCCAAATGATATCTAAGGCTCTATCTGCCTTGTACTTGGTTGGATAGGCTTTCTTATTCCCGCACTGCATCATTGCCCTCCTCTTTGCATGTATGTCGACGAATGTGCTCTTTTGGGTTTCTTAAATAAGAAGTCTTTGTTTGTTCCATTTTGTCAATTGTGTTGATGTCTACTGAAAATAGAGACTGATCACATTCTAGACAGGTAAGTACTATGCAACTGTCTGTATCTATTCGCCAACCTACGTGCACAAGATGATTCCAGAATAAATCATGAAAGTCCCTATCGCTTATTCTGTTGGATTTAGACACGTGACTAAAGAATTGTTCTTGAGCAGATTGCTGGTGGGGACTTACAGTGTTGTATGGCAACTCAGGTTGCACCCACTGACTCTTAACTCTGCGCTCTGTATCTTGGCGCTTTTTCTTCCACTCGTGGTATTGGTAATTCCAATTAGTACTCATAGTGTGCTCCGATGTGATGAGATGCCCCTCTTGCGAGGGGCTCTCGTGCTCCTACTTCTTCTTAGGCTTTGTCTTGCGACTTGCTTTGATCTGATGACCTACAGCCTTTACTTTAACTTTTGCTACTGCTTTATGTACCTGAGGTGTCGCTTTGTATGGGTACTGCGCTAACCAAGTCTTTACGGCTTGAGTATGCAGACCTTTCCATGCACTCCAATCTTTGCCACCATTGCTCATAAGATAAGCAACCTTGGCATTACTCACAGGATTTAGCAGTTGAGCGTTATACGCTAAACCATAATAGGCTCTTCTATCTGCGCCCATAGAGCCAAGCATGTTGATTTGGAACAGTCCATACGAGTTATCTCCAGTATGAATGTTGCCATTGTAATCAAGCGCATTTCCATGTGATTCTTTCATAGCGATCGCCCAAGCATCTTCTAGTGCTTGTCCTTGGAAACCTGTGGCTTTCAAGAGGCTAACTAGTTGGGTAGGTTGAAAGACTGCCACGTTCTCGTACTGCTTGAGGACGAGCATCTTTGCCTCTAGTGCTTGTGCGTTGCTTGGGGCTATGGCTGGGGCTGAAAACCCGATCATAACCGATAGTGCTACTGCCGATGCTGAGATAGTTCCCAGCATGACTCTTGCTTTTGATATTGCTTTCATAGTTTCATCACTCCATAAAGTCATTGGCGAGTTCTCCTGCCGTTGACTGCTGGTGACGGAGGCGGTGTAAATACCTCTCCGTTGTTTTAATTGACTGGTGACCTAGACGTTCCTTGACCTCATGTACGTCTACCCCGTTCTTTAACAACAGGGTGGCGTTGGCATGACGGAGGTCATGGGTTCTAGGAGTCCAGCCAATTCCTGACTTGGCTATTGCTTGGTTCCATGTAGTTCTCCAGACTCCACGCGGTAAGTGGCTCTTATCGTTGGTCATGGTCTGCTTTACCTTTGACTTTGCCTTGGCTTGGCGGTGCTTTCGCACTGCCTCCCTGCAGGCTTGGCATCTACAGCCACCATGGGTGTAGGAGTATAGCGTTCCATGCTTGAAGCGTTTTCCCCCCGCAGCGTATGGCTGCGAAGTATCGATCTCGCGTGAAGGTT